CTCTAATGCTATCAGGATTTTCAGATGACAATAAAGTTATTCTAGCACCATTTAATAAATCACATCGTAGCTCAGTCTCGTTATATTTTGTGCCAGGTATTTTTTCTGTAAAAAATTTTAGATAGTCCCAAGCTATCTTCTTTGCCTGGCTATATGTTGGAGCTATATAAGCATAACGCGGCTGATGGTTCTTATTCATCATCGCGCTTTTAATTAATTGATTAATACAAAGAACTGTTTTGCCGAACCTTCTATGACAACATAAAACAGCATACCTATACTTTGTAAGCTCATTATGAACATAGGCTTGTTGTTTTCTAGGTGTGTACGGTATGACTATTTTCATTTAATGAATGCTTGGCATTTTTCTAAAATCCACATAGTGCATTTTTATTTTAGCAAAAACAAAATCTGCAAATTCTTTTAGATCATCCTCATTTTCAAAACCTGAAAAGTTTATGACAAGATCATTTGTATTAGTTGAGAAAGTTATTGCTTGAACATTCCTATATTTATCTAAAACTTTAAATGGCATTGGTTGTTTGTGTTTGTCTTTGATTGATCGGTAATTTATCGTAATAAGACCGCACGGCGAATTTTGAGGTGTAGTGCCTTTCAAAATTACGATTTTACGCCACAAAAAAACTGATATTGGATTACTAGCAGGCTAGCCAGGCTGACAATGCTTGTTTATTTTATAAATTGGTACAAGCCTGGTACAAACATTATCCAAACCTCATGTCGCGCGCGGAACTGTGTTTCTGCCTGCACACTACCGAACTTTATCACCGTCCAGGATCAACACTCACATCAATAACATTTGTGTTCGTGTTCACCTCTGGCATATTCCATGTAACTTCTATTTTTGTATCTGTTTTAATTTCTTGTTTATCACCGTAGATACTAATTAGCTTACTCGCTAACCATCTACACATCTGTAACTTCTCTCGCAGTATCTGTATGTTCCTGTTGTCTGCTGTGTCTAACTCTTCAATGCACTTGTCTATGTATGTTTGCGCACCAATCTGTCTTGCTGTTTTAATTTTATCTGCGAATGATTTATCTGTTGCAATCCATTTATAAACTTTTGATAAACTTGGCATAGCATCAGCTTTGCAAATCTTGGTTAAAGGTGTTCCGTGCATCAACTGTGTTACGATATTGTTCTCTAGTTCTGATGTCAGTTGCAATTCGTTCATAATCTTTTAATTTTAGATTGCGTAATAATTTAATCTTACCTTCTGTAGTCTTTGCAGATTTAGGACCTGTAGAATAACCACCGTGTATTCTGCAACGAATATTACCGTTTTTACACAGTATTCCTGGAGCTTTACAAGGTAGTTTGTTTTGTTTGTTAACCGTTTGGCAACTTAATTTAATCTTCATACTGTTCGGCAAAAAAGAAAAAAAGAGAAAAAAGAAATTATCGCTGTACAGTTTTATCGCGACTGTATGAGCGCTGATACAGCTTTATTATACAGCTAGTTGCTTAACCGTCTAGGCTAGGAAAATAACTTTATATCTGATGTGCTTGTAAAAAGAATAACTTTGAAAAATTGTATCAGAATTTGTAGAGAAATTTGTCGAGTCTGTCAAATGGAAATGTAATATTTATTTTTGCTACAAGTTTTTCTAAAATGTTTTGGTATCTTAATTTAAGAGTTTGTCTGTGATAGCCGAACATCTTTGCAAGCCTTGTCATTGGATAACGACTTGCTCTCATCCATAATAATTTTCTAGCAAATACTGGATCTTTATCTATATCGGATTTTATAAGTAACATAACTTCAACCGCAAAGTTGTATCTTGATAGTTGTTTTGGTGTTGCTTTGCCGCGTAGTGATGACACATAAAATCCATAATCTTGCTCATCATACGAACATTCTATTATCTTATACATCGCTGGCACATTTTTATTGCTTGGCTTTGCAATAAAGCGTTCCGTAAATACAGCATCCTCCAGCAAAATACGGACCTGCAACTCTGTAAATAAATTTTTATAAAGTATTTGTTCGTTTAAGTTTTTCATCACGATATACCCATTTATATTTTAGATTATTAGGATCAATTCGATCAAAATCTTCATCAGGCATATCGCGCAAATGTTCAGCAAGCTGCCATTGATCTAAATTAGGAAATAAAAATTTTTTATCTATTTTTGGAAATAAATTGTTTTCGATTTCTTTTTTTAAATTTTTAAATCCACTATCTGATTTAACTAGGTTAAAACCTACATCTTCAAGAAAAGATTTATAATACGGCATATCGTATTTTATGTATCTACCGTTCCAAATAGGCTCTACTAGCTTTTTGTTATTAATTTCAATTGTTGAAAAAAAATTAAGATGATCGCGAACTTGTTGAAATGAAATACCAAAAAAGCCTGCAATCTCTTCAAACTTTATCCAGGTTTCCATTTTACGCATTTTAAAACGATCGCAAAGATACTGATAAATTCTGTATTGCTGATCGTTTAATCTTCTATTGGTAATAAGCTCGTTACTACTTAAATAAAATTTTCTCATAATTAGATTTTCTTGTAAGCATTTTGTTATGCTCTGTTTGAGCATTCATTCTTTTGATTAAATATTCTTTGGCTGGACAGTCTGGTATGTGCTGCTGAACTTTATGCTCTAGGTATTGTAAAAATTCGTCAGGTTTTAATTTAATTAATGTGTTGGATGTATTTGGATATTTTTTTTTAAGATGAAATTCAGTTATTGGTCGCGACTCATCAAATTCATCAACTGTATAAAAAACTAAAAAGTACGGTATATTTAATGCTGTTGCTATTTCTATATATGGTCTTTGCAACCAATGTGATTTTTCAACAAAAGCGTTATTTACATTGTAAATTGTATCGCAAATCATAAGGCTTTTTGCACATCCAGGACATATTGATAGGTGGTCTATGTCCGTTAAAGCTATTAAATCATGCTGTTTTCTGTGCCAAATACTTACAGGAGTGCGTGTTACGCTATATATTTGCTCTCTAGGCATATATTTCAGCGTTTAATACCTGCAGATTAGCTGTCAATACAAATTTGACTTATTTAATTGATCTATGGTATCTTTATTGTATAAGACTTTATAACTATGAAATTAGGTACATGGCACGGTAAAGAGTTGAAAGTAATGTCGGACACGACAGCGACATTTACAATTAATTTAACTGGTAAATCAGATCAAGATTGTACAGCAGTTGTTAAATTTTCATTAAACGATCGAGAAGAAGGTACATCTCAATACACAGTTTCAGGTCCTTTTAATGATGTATTCGATCATTGTGTAAGTTTTTTATCTGATAACGACATAGCAGCAGAGAAAAGTTTTATTGCTGAAATTGATGAGGCTAAATTTAATTTTAATAAAACAAATAATTTACACGAAAAAACATCAGCGCAAGAGGTAGGATATAATTTAAGAAAATTATTAGAGGAAAAAAATAAAACAGTTACAACCTTTGCAAGTGAAACTAAAAAAAATTCTGGAAATATTTACAGAGAACTAAAAGGTAATCGTCCAATATCAATCGACCAGGCTATAAATTATTCTAAAAATTTAAACTGCGATCCTGTAAAAATTTTATTTAAAGATTTAAGAACTAAAGTCTGGGGTCTTGTTGATCCTTGTAATTCACATGAGGCTTACAGAACTATAGCTGCTTGCGAAATAGTTTTACAAGCAAAAGAAGATCAAAAAACTGTTATTGTTCCAAGAGACATTTACCAAGAAAATATTGAGGCTATCAAAATTATAAGCAAGGCATCATCGTTCGATAATCATTTTATATTTTATTACAAATCATTTTCACGAAACTTAAATTTATTTAACAAGCAAGTTGTAATTGGTTATCAGGTAGATGAAGAATACGATGAAAGTGAAATAAGATATTACTATGGCATTCTTGAAAATCATAGAGGCAAATTAAGTTTAATTAATCCAGATCCATTTAAAAAAGCTGTTGCCATAATAGAAGGTCTTGACGAGAATAAAATTACATTTGTAAGTGAAGTAGTTGCAATCCTAAACAGTAAAAGTTTAAACAGATCAAAAAGAGAAAGTCGTACTATTTTATCTTCTGAAGTTTTAGAAAAAATTAATACAATACAAAGTAAATTAAATTCAAATTTGAATGAGGCTCAATTACTTGTAAGTAAATTACAAAGAGTAAAGAGCGATAAAAAATTATTAGCACAAGCAAAAATATGGCGTAAGCAATCATTAGAAAGTGTTGCTAAAGCAAGTGGTAAATCATTATTAAGCGGCGCTGATGAATGGAAAAATCTTTTTAAATCTTTACCAACAGAGGCAGAACTAGATAAAACTGAACAACAAATTGAAGAGGCTATAAACAAAATTAAAAAATCTGCATGACAACAATTAGAAGTGATTTTGCTAGAGACTTGATGTTAACGCCAGGACAAATCAAAAGAAGATTTGGAATTGCAGAAAGAACATTAAAAACTATGCGCCAAAATAGAAGAGCTAATAATGGTGATGTTCCAAAATTTATTATGATTTGTAATAGACCTCATTATCCTGCTGCTGAATTTGATATTTGGTTTCAAAGACAGAGAGCCAGATCGGACGATGCAGCCACAAACGCCAGAAGAGCCAATCAGATCAGAACCGCCAAATAGACAGTCAAACTTGTATAATTCCTAGACAGACTAATACAGCGTTGTATTGTGCGCTGTATGACAATTTCAAATATAGTTTTAGATAATAAAATTTTAGACCCACTTGCAGAAGTAGAAAATAGATTACCAACCTTTGCTGCTAAATTAAAATTAACACACCACTCACCTACTCAAACTTTGATGAGTGATGGTCCTTACATTTATAAATATATTTTTTGCGATCAAGCAAAGCGAAGAACCTTTGATGGTAATGCACAGATGGCAGCTGGAGTTGCAGTTAACAATGCTCTTCAATGGCACTATGCTGATTTACTTTGGAAATTAAATTCTAAAAACAAATTAGAATTATCTGCACATATAAAATTACAAAAAGATATTGCTGTTAAAAAAGCATTAGATGAATTTCGATTGTACAAACCTGTAAATGATAAAGATCAATTAAAAAAAGATCAGTATCTAAACAGCATTCCAAATACAATTGATATGGCTTTCCAAGCGATTGGAAAATTAGGCGTTGCAGACCTCTCGCCTACTATCTGCGAAAATCATGTGACCATTAAAGGTGATGTTTGTTATCTCTTTCTTGACATCATCGGTCGATCTGATTTTGAATTTGGTAACTTTGGTATCAAGTCTTTTCCTTTAGGTTTCTCTCGTGCAAATCCTTGTCCTAAAGGTTCCTTTCTTCTTGAACTAAAAACCGTATGGAGCAGAGTAGGTAAATTAAAAAAAGACGGTAGCTATTCGTTTGTCATGTCGAAAGCACCTGCAGCGCCTTCTATAAATCATCTCATTCAAGTTTCATTCTATGCAGCAGCTTATGATTACAAAATACCTGTAAAACTTTTATATGTTACAGAACAAGACTACTCTTTGTTTGATGAAAATAATTGCAATCATCTAAAACCAGAAGGATTAAAAAAAAATTTTCAATATATTATAAACGCTGCAAGACGCAGAGAAAAATTATTTGTTAGGTACCAGGACCTACCAATAGACGAAATTAAAAAAAATTTAATTCAAGATGTTGATCCAATGTTCGATCATCCATTTTATTGGAACATAGGTCATACATTTGTTGAAGAGGCGAAAAGGTTGTGGAATGTATAAATATGTAGGTTCATTAATCCTGGAAGATCGCAAACTTAAAAAACAACTAAGACACAAAAGAATTTTATTAGCGACAACAATAATAACAATAACAGGAGGTATCTTATGGCTGCTGATAAATTAGTAAAAACCATTAGTGATTTTAAGAACTCTCTCAATGGTCAAACCATATCTATTCACGGCAAAGATTATGCAACAGTTGCACATAGACTAGCAATTGCTCGCAGAAATCTTGGTGCTGATTTAGATATAACTACAAAGATTATTCATTTGGATAACGATAAAGCCGTTGTTCAAGCGGATATATTCCTTGAAGGAAAACATTTAAGTTCTGGTTTAGCAGAAGAGTTAAGATCTGCATCCAGGATCAATCAAACTAGCGCGCTTGAAAATGCTGAAACATCAGCTGTAGGTCGTGCGTTAGCCTTCTTAGGAATTACTAACGATCAGATTGCATCTGCCGAAGAGGTAAGTTTAGCAATCGAACAACAAGATAAACAATTACTAAGCGCTCTAACTGAGCTTGAAGTTATTAGTCATCTTGGAACCTACAGAGCATGGCTGACTAAATATAGACCTGCATTTGAAAAACTAAAGGTCAACAATCCAATTTCTTATCGAAGATTTATGGAAAAATTTACAGCCATAAAAACAAACCTAACCAACAAAGGAGTTAACCTTAGTGACACAAAAAACTAAGAAAAAAAGTTTAGGAATAGCAGTTCCTAAATTAGATAAAAAAAATCCTAATTCTTACGACCTATCAGGATCGTTTGAATTACTTGGAAACAAGTACAGATTTGGAGCCTATCGAGCTACAGCCAACGGCGAAGGTAAGATGCCTAAAGGTTCTGAATATTTTTGGTTTCATAGGATCGAATTAGACAATGGTACTAAGATGTCAGCACAGACATCGTTTGATCCTGCCGAACTAGAGAAAATGTAATGGATCCAGATAAATTCAAATCAGTTGCGATCAATATCGACACTTATAAGAAGATTGAGGAATTGGCATCCAAAAGATTTGAGCTGCCGATTAGTTTATCTAAAACAATAGAGTTCTTTATTAAAGATGCTCATCAAAAATGGAGTAAAGGTGATAGGCAATCTCGATAAAAGATTGAACTCCATAAAAAAACAAAAAGAGATGGAGTATGGATCATTCGATAGCAATATGATTTTAATTGCTAAAGTTTGGTCCGTACTACTCTCTAAAAATTTAAAGCAAGATATTTTACCCCACCAAGTTTGCCAAATGTTCGTAGCCTCAAAGCTAGTAAGAGCAAGCAATAATTATAAAGACGATACCTACATCGATGCTCAAAGTTATTTAGAGCAGGCAAAAGTCATGCACGAACAAGATGAAATCGATCAATTCAAAAAAAGATTACCATAAACCTATGACACTTTACGAATTTAAACTTGATCGAGAAATTAGTCATCGAGACACATTTTCAAAAAGCAAAACTGAAAAACTTTATCAAAGATATTTAAAAAAATATGAGCGACAAATTAAATAATATTATTTTATTTCCAGGAGTATTGAACGATCAATTACAAGAATTGGAAACTAAATTATTAAAAACGCAAAAACTAATTGCTCTTCAAATGGATGATCCAAACTGGGATGTCATGCCATTAGATGACATCATAATCGAACAACTAGCTGAGTATGGTGATGTGATGTCTTTTAAAGACCATGTTGCTAGGCGTTTAATTGCCTGCCTAGCTACTGAACTTGGAAAACAAAGGCAATACAACGCTGAAATAAAATATGAGTATTAAACGCAGAACGAAATACAGAACTGTTATTGGTGAGGCTACATTTACAGATAACACTACAGGCATTCATCGCAGACTAGGTGATACATCTTGGTATTACAAAGACCTAAATAACAATCCAGGATATTTTTTAAGGATAGGTAATACATTTAAAGAATTTCCTGAGACTTGTTTTAATGCAACGGTTAACAAAATCGGTGAGTACGATTTTTCAAAAGTAAGACAAGAAGTACAAAAAATAAGAGCTAATAGATTGTTAGCT